GCGGCATTTAGCCCCCCAGCGTTGTCTTGAGCTCGTCATCGATGCCGGTCATCGCGTTCTCGCGGTCGCCAGCAAGCAATAATCGCAATCCGCCGGTACGCCGCGCGCGCTTCCGGGCACTTAATTTTCTCGCTTCGGCCTTCTCGCGCTCGAGGGTACGGGCTTCCTGCTTAGCTAACAGTGCCTCTTGGCGCGCCTGGCTTTCAGCAATGCGGGGGTCGGGGCGCGGCGGCTTCGGGGCTCTGAAAATACTGGTTACAGCTCGAACGATTCCGCCCATCAATAAATCCTCGACATCATCAAACAATCGGAACCATCCGGCGCGAACCGGCGCAGCGTTCCCTCGTGTTCAAATTTTAACCATTCGGCGAAGCGAATACCATCGAGGTAGTCCTTGGCTATTGTAAATTGAACCCGCAGAAGTCCCATTGCAGGGCCAATCTCGTCCAGGGTTCTGCGCGCGATACGCAAAAAGGGCCGACTGTTGGACCGTAGCAGTTCCTCATCAGCGGCGAGCCACATCTCCGCGCTGGTTTTTGTCAGCAGAATAATTCCCCAGGAAACGAACGGACGACCGCCGCTCATAAGGGTTATGCATGGCCCCATCGATGCCTGGAGCTCCATCGTCTTCAGCGGCTCCTCGGTGGCAAACCAGATCCGTTTCTCGACTTTGTTCATTTCGTAGAAAAACAGATGCGAGGGAGAAAACGGCACAGATCTGATCGGACCCCATTCTCTGAGGTAGCTGTTGATCTCAATAGTACCGAAAGGGTATTGTAAACCGTCCACTCCTTACTCCTCCCTGTACTGGACACCACCCTTGCCCCTCGGCCCAGCGCCGGGGGGTTTTTTCAAAAAACGCTAAATTCTGTTTTTGCGACGATAGGCTCAGTGTTGAACCCTGGCCGATGCGCGCCGCGCGTGAGCCGTCGATGCTCGCCACCGCCCAGGCACAGATACCCAAACGCATCGCCGACGTGTGATGAATTATTCTTGTACGGCTTATCGCGAAACCGTTCCTGTCCGCCGGAGATCGCTTCGCGCTTAAAGTAGTAACCGCCGGATAGAGCCTTGCGGAGCTGCGCGCATGACTTGCTGACCAGGAGCCCAGGCTTGCCATCGATGAGCCGCATCATCGGCGCGGCACCGGCCTCGCGGCGCACCTGGAAATCGTTGGTCGCGGTCGGCCTGGCATTCAGCCCCAGGGTCTTAAGATGATCGAAGGCCGTGACCTCGAAGATCTCGTCGCGTTTCATACCGGCAGGGTCGCCCCAGATCATCGGCTCGAGCTTGTCGAACCGCGTGTTGAGCTCGTACATCAGCATTTGCCCAAAGCGCTCGAGGCCCATGTTGTCGGTGACGAGCTCGTGCAGAATATGCCAGCGGCCAGAGGCATAGCGCTGACCGAACACGGCGGCAGGGGTCAAACCAAAATCGAGCCCGACATGGATCGGCAGCGAATGATCCGGCTCGAGATCGTCAACGCTCATGGAGCTGTCCTGATACTCCTGCCAGACGGCGCGGCCTTCCTGGACAAACGTGTACTGACCGGCCGCATAGGCATTGATCCAATCGAGGTTCTTGCCCTGCAATTGCTGTTGATAGTAGCCCGGCGGCAGGTTGTTCGTATTCTCGGCCTTGGGATGCGGCACCCAATGTTTTCCCGCCGCGAAGATCGCGTCGTCCGAGTCCGCTGAGCCTTGCGTAACGCCGCCAGGTTGGCGGAAGAACTTCCAGGCCCAAGCACCTTTGCCAGGCTTTTCTTTCTCAGCGAGTCGAAAATACCAATGGTCGTCGTCCATCGGGTTCGAGCACATCCACACACCGCGCCAGGTCGCGCCACCGTCAGCCTTTGACGGATACCGGCCCACCCTCGAGGTCAGCGCATCGATGATGGCCTTGGGCAGCTCGCGCACCTCATCGACAAACGCGCCGGTGAGCTCGAGGGACAGAACGCGGCGCGTGTCCCTGGGCTGATCGAGCGCAAGAAATATCACTTCGCAATCGATCCCGGCAGCATCGCCGCGCGGCGGGAGCTGAATATGATGCGTGATCGGCGGGGACCAGCGCATCGCGCCCCACTTGTTCTCAGGAAAGATCTCTTGCCAGGTCTTGAGCGTCGTCGTCCGCAGCTCGGGGTAGCTATTCCTGATGATCGCGAAACGGGAATGCCGGATGCCGTCACGCGGGGAGGGCTTCTGCTTCACGGCGCGCAGGAAGATCTCGGCACAACAGGCGTAAGACTTGCCGGACCCGACCGGCCCCATGATCCCACGGACAAAATTATCGGAGTTCAGGAATTTCCAAACTGTCGGCGACTCCGAAAAATCGAGCTCGAACTCATCGAGAGCCTCGAGCGCATCAGACTTCCGACGCCTGGGACTGCGGTCAGTTGCTTTCGACTGTCTCGGCATCGCGTACCTGGATCATGTCAATTTCGTAGCCCATCGCCATGCACAGCTTTTCGAGACTGTCGATGCGGCCCAGGGATTTGCCATTCTCGATATTCGATATGGTGTTCGCGGACACACCGGAACGCGCCGCGAGATCGCCGATACCCAGGCGCAGCTCGGTGCGAAGCTCACGAATTGCTGTTGCCGTCCAATGTGTCATCGTCAACGACCTCATAGCTCGTTACCGCTGGCCCCTTCAAATTGATCCCAATGACGCTGGGCTTGTTCTGGTCCGTCGTGCCGTCAAGCATTCCGGTGTGCTTAGCCAACAGCCGCAGCGGCGCGATCTTGTCGTGCATCTCGACCTCGACAGAAGCGCCATTTTTGCCAGGCGTGACTTTCACCTTCTTGATCGCCTTGCGAACGCGGGGCTCGAGCTGGTCTGCGCTGGTCAGCGTTATCCGACCCTCACCATCCCAAAACAGGACATCCGTGATTTCCGACGCTGCCAGCGCAGTTAGCTCCTGCGTCACCGCTTCACGCAGATTATTGTCATCCGACTTCAGCGCAGCGCGCGCTTGCCGGACGGTTAGCTTGTCGGTCACTTCTTCTTTTTCGGGAAACCGGCTTTCATATTCGCGTAAGCCTTCGGCGTGATCGTCGATTTAGACTTTGGCCGCGAGGTTCCGGCTTTTTTTCGCGCGTTCATGTTGGCGTATAGACCCTTCTTTTTGCCAGGCATCATTTCTTTCCTTTATTTCGAGCAGAGATAGCTTTGCCTTTGCGAACAGCGTCCGCCTTAGAACTCGCCCCCCAGGCGCGAAGCGATAGCAGCAAACGGGTAGGGCGCCCCTTGCTGTCGCGCTCTGGGCCTTTCATGTTGCCCATGCGCTGGAGGAACGAGGCGCGGCGCGGATTGTCGCCGGACTTGACGGGAGCCTTCAGTGTGCCGCCGGTCGCTTTTTTGTACGACGCGCGGCCCTTGGCGTTCAGACCGCCCTTCGGATTTTGTCCAGCCTTCCGCGTCCACGCTGGTGACTTAGCCATCGAATTCCCTCATGCCATGATCGACAGTGAACTCTGCGCCGCAGTCGAGACACTCGAGGCGGGATTGCTGGGTCTGCGGTTTGCAGTAGATCCGCCCATCGCCGAGATGAACAACCTGACCGCCGCACATGTAACAAAGATTGGCGTCACGGCGGGGCTCGGGGCGGCTCGATGCTTTGACGGCCTGGAGGTAGAGCACAGCGTCCATCAGCTCCTCCTGCGCGTCCTCGAGCCACTGCAAGGGCGTCTTGGGATTATCAGCCATCGACATGCCGTAGCGCTGCATCCCTTCGTCGGATCGGGCCTCGAACATATCGATCACCGCGTTGACTATGGGGTCGCGGCTCATGGCCGAACCTGCGAAAATTTTATATGGGCTCCCCGGCACACACGCGCGGGGGGCGGACCCCCAACCCCACCCCTCGCGCAGGGCAGATCCGCAGATTTCTGCGGGTTTCGGGCAGATACATAGCTCATTCGTCCGTTTGGCATTTGTAAATCCTAGTCCAATCCTGCCCATCGGGCAACTTGTTTGAGGTTCAGCGGCGCTGGGCGCCCGGCCTCGAGCGCCTCGAGCGTCATCTGCTCGGCGTAGTCTGTAACCTGCGCTGGCTCTACGCCTCGAGCTGCCAGGCGCGCGGCCTCGTCCAGGTTCTGGTCCGCGATCCGGTGCTGGCCGCTCGCTCGGGCGACTCCGGCGGCGAATGCCTGTGCTATTGCGCGGTATTGCGTTTCTTTCCCCCGGACCCCCTGATCGCTCTGCCTCGTATCCTTTGCCGCCTCATCATCCGTGCGGATCATCGGCTTCGCGGCCTTGAACTGCTCCTTGCTCGGTAGCTTCGTCTTCGCGCCCTCGAACAGCACCTGGTACCGCGCGGTGCTCCAGTGATGGTTTGTCCGCCGCGGGATCGGATACTTTCTGGGTTGCAGCTTCCGCAGGTACTCGAGCTCCTCGTGCTTCCTGGTGTGTCGGCTGATGGTGCTGACGTGCCGCCCGACGATCTTTGCCAGGGTAATTCGTGACGGCCAGGCAATCCCGTGGCTGTTCGTGAAGATCGCGATAGCCATCAACACGCGCAGCGTCGTGAGTCCGAGCCGGTCATCGTACGGCGCACGAGCGGGCAGGATGCAATAACGCTGTTTTCCGAGCTCAGAAGGGAATTTC